TACCTACAAGTTCGGAGGGTATAAAGAAAACAATGTTGCTGTACTCGGTGGGGCAACTGTGAAAGTTCTACCGCTTACGGTAATTTCTTTTGGCGTTTGTAGGACGGCTTCGCCGACCCTTTGTTCTATTGTCTTTGCCATAATACATCTAATTTTAAATTGTTACGGGAGAGGGACTCGAACCCCCACCATCTGCTATATGAAAGCAGTAAGCGACCATCGCTTTGTCCCGCTGTGTTTAAAAGTGCGGGGAGAATTTCACTCCCCACACAACAGAGAAGTAATACTCCGCTTATGCGGGTATCTGTGTAATCTCAACTTGGCTCGATGTTCCATCGGCAGTGATGGTAACAATGCCCGTGCGAACATCGTTAGTATCGTTGGCGGACACCTTTACAGTGGTAGCCTTTCCACTTGTTGATGCTGTTATCCAACTTGCATTCTTCGTTGCCGTTACGTTGCCCGTTGATGTAGCCGTTACTACCTTACCTGTGTTGTCGGCTGCGCTACCGAAATACAGCTTGTACTTATCGAGCGTTAATCCTTTTGCTGTGTAAGGCTTTACAATCCTACCTGCGGCGGGCTTCAAGCATTTTGCAACATAGTGCAAAATCTTACCATCTGCCGTATTGTAACTTTCTTCAACACGAAGCGAACAGCGGTCTATTTGCGCTCCCTCCGTGCTTTCATCTTCGGGAGTGATACGGAAAGCGTATTCGCCCGCAATAACACCGTCGTTATCCTCAAATGGACGTGCAACGCCTTTCTTTACGAACAAATCGAACTCAAAAGTATATGAGTTCTTTCCTGTGCGTGAATCTACTACTTCGCCTCCCTCTTCGGTAGCGGTAACTTCATTGCCTGCTGTAGGCGTGATTTTCGTTGTGTCTTCTTTCGGGGTGTCTATTTCCCGCCAAGAACCATTAGGTGCGCCTCCAATTGATGCCGCAACTTCTATGCTTGACTTTCCCCAACCTAAAATAGCCATATTTTATTTTTTTTAATTAATTATCAATAGCAGGAATAATTGATATAATGCTTTCATCTTCCGTCTCGATTAAAGGATAGTAACCTTTATCCGTGTCCGTGTCAAGCACGTCTATCGCCGCTTCCTGCGGAATAAATAAAGGAGCATTATCATTGCCGAAATACCTGTAAGCAAGTTTCACGACAACGAAATGCTGATTAATCTCTGCCTCCTCTTCTGTGTAGATTGTTTGCATCAACTTGAAACGATAACAAGAAATATCGGCGGACAGGCTATCGACCCAATCGGCTGCGAGGCGTTCTATAACCTCCGTGCGTTCTCCGTCCTCAACGAGAACACCATTGTCGTATGGGTCGATGTCGGGTACAAAGATGTTTATAGTTACCACTCCCGTCTGTATTTGGTCGGACATACCTGCGGTGAATATCACAACAGCGTCCTCCAATTTACTATCACGGGGGCGATAGCCGCCTCTGTAGACACCACCCGAAATCATCGAAAAAAGAGTGCTGTCTTTTAGAAGTTCATAAACATCACCTTGTACCTGCTTGCCTGTCTTTGCCATTATCTCTATGTTATTTGAAACCAAGTTGTTGCAACATCTGCGGAATAAGCCTATCCGCCAACAGTTCCGAGCTATCGAGAACATCGTACCCTTTCGCTGATACGTAGGAAGCGTAATTCATACCCGCCACAACAATAAGTACTATTCCTTGTGAGAAATTCTCTATTAGTTGCATTGCGTACTCTTTACCATTTCTTGTTCCCATAGCTCCCTCTTTTACGGTATCAAATGAACTCATCTGTATTATCTTTCCATCTACAGCAACGATGTAGCCAATGCTGCTTCGGAGATTGCCCGTTTGGTCTTTGTAGGAATTCGTCATACGTGCCGCATTTAACACCTGTTCGCCCACAGCGCAGAAGTTGTACACGATGGCTTTTTTCAGCCTCTCTACTTCTTCTCCTATGAATCGGTCGAAATTATCGGGCGGTGTTATTCTTTTTATCGGCATACTGTTATTACACTAATATCCTAATTTCACAAACGGCTTCCAGTGGGTCGATTTGTATTATTGAAAACTCCCCAATGATGCTTCCCTTTCGGTCTTTCAACCTTATCTGTTCAGCATCAAACGGCTGCTCCTCTATCAGTATCGAGTATTTCGCTACCGTGAAGTGTTCGCCGTTTACCCGTCCGAGATTGTTGTACTTGTTTGCCAAGTACTGACAGGGTATCGGGGTGTCCCAATCGATGTTGGCGGGCTTCTTCGGATATCCCGTTTTCGGGTCTATACCGCCTCCGCTCGTCTTTCTTTTTACCTCGATAGTACCGTTTTCAATAATCATATCACTAATTTATAGCCGTGAACCTTTATACCCATAAATAGGCTTTGCCGTTGCCGGCACTTCGCCACATTCATCATACAGGGCTTTCGCTTGGTTGCGAAACTGCTGTCGCTGCTCATCTGTAAATGAGAATGATTGCCCGCCCTGCCCGATGTTAGGTGCGATGGATAACCACATATAGAGGTCTGCCTTTGCGAGCTTGTAAGCCTTGCCTGCCATAATCTCCTTTGTGGCTGTGTCGTAAAGCGAAAGCCCCCGCAACTCCGACACCTCAATGAGTGTACGGAGCGGTACGGGGTAGGCATTTATACCTTTGAGTGTTTCAAGAACTGTTGCCATTTCTATACAGAATTAGTCCAAATTAGCCCCAAGCCTGTGCGTCAGTACGTACATACAGGTTGCGATATGCTGTGTCAAACACAGGCACAGAGTCTGCCTGTCCGATAGTAACCTCGCTCAACGGTTCGGTTGTGCCATACTTCTTTACGACGGTATGTGCACGTTCAGCACGCAATAACAGGTCGTTATTCTCTTGGAGAATATCGTACTGTGTAGTTCCGAGTCGTTCGCTTTCCGAAAGGATAAGGCGGCGGTCGGCAAATGGATTGCGAGAGGTCGAGGTGCCGTCTACGAATTCACGAGTAATCGTTTGGTCGATTACTTTCAATTGAATTCCGTTGAGCCACGCCTGCTTAGCAAGCATCGCATTTACCGCTGCAAGGTCGGGCGTCTGCGATACTCCCACAGCATTTGCGAGATAAGAGGCGCACGCCTTGATAATTTGCTCTGATGAGCAGATGTGGTACAGCTCTTCCAAGTTGATGAAAGCAAACTTAGGATTGAGGTTGTTTTCCTTAGCAAGGTTCACGAGCTTTGCAAGGTCGCCAATAACATCGGCATTTGAGCTGTTTGCCCAATCTGATGTTGTCTTCTGCTTTTGGAAATCGTCTACGTCATAATCGAGGTCGAATTCGTTAGCAAAGGTTGCATTGTTGGTAGATGTAAATGCCAATCTACCTGCATTTGAAGCCAATGCCCAAGCAATGAATTCAAGCTCCGATTGAACACCGTTGAAACAGAAATCCACATCTTCGCCCCAATACTGTACGAGTTTCGTTGCGTCATCGTCCTGTGCGAAAGCGAGTTCGGTCTGATATTCTTTAATCTCCGCACGTGTCATTTCACGGCTGATAGAGATAAATGGAATATCGCCCTTTGCGCTTTCAAAGATAGGGCGACGCTTACGAATTGTAGTACCGTTGTCGGTGTGCAAATCAGCAGCTACGTTGCGCTTTGCAAGCTGATTTGTTAGTGTTTTCCACGTGAATCCGTTTACCTTTTTCACAGGAAAATGGACACCGAACAAGAAAGGCTTTGCGTCTGCAGTGTTCAGACGTGCCTGCACCATTTGACTTGTAAGCCCTTGAATAAGGGTGTTTGTTACTGTTGCCATATTTCTTTACGTCTGATTTGTTAGTAATTGATAATACCTGTGAGATACTTTGACACACAAGCGGGCATTGTGTTGCCTTTGGTAACGCCGATAAGCCAAGCATCAACGTCGAGATTTGATTTCTTCTCAACGGGCTTGCCCGTACCTGCTACAGCGAGCGGGGTATATTTCAAAGCCGACTTCTTTTCCGAAGCCGTAGAGGCTTCTTTCGCTTCGGCGATAGCCCCATTGATAGGGATAGCTCCCAATGCTGCGCTGATAGTAATCTCGTCATATTCTTTGCTTGTTGCGTCATCGATTTTTTCTATTTTAGCGGCAGCCGCCTTTTCATCGATAAGTACGAAGTCGCCTTGCTTGAAGTTGTGCCCTTTCTTGACCTTTATGGTCTTTTCCGATGCCTGTACTTCTGCGACGACTACAGCCACTTTCACGACGTGGCAGATGCCATCAATGGGTGCGCTCAATACGCTACCCTCATTCAGAAAGTCGCCCCCGAGTTCTTCGGTGTTCACGGAAACACCGCCTCTAATATCGGCGACCTTGTGCATAAAGACACGAGGAGTACGGGTGTCTTTACGTCGATTTACTGTCATTCCCATTTTTTCATAACTTTTTAAATGTTAGAAATTAGAACGGCTGCCCATCTTTAGAAGCTGCGCCCTCGCGTGCACCGATTGCCGCTTCCTGTTCTTTTGTCAGTCCGTCCCCTTGCCCTGCGCCCCCATTGTTTGCGACAGGTTTTCCGAATACAGCCCCTTTTGAACCTAAGCTCTGCACAAGTCCGTCTACCTCCGTAGTTACTTCCCCGACGAGCTTTGTAAAATCTTCATCGGAAAGCGCATCAACAGAGATACGTTCGTAAGGCTTGCGGAGATTTTCGGGCAGCTTCTCATATACTGCCGAAAGTTGCTGCTTGCGGGTTGCGGTGGTACGTTCTCCGTCCATCTTGTTCAAGCGGTCAGAAAGCGTCTTATTGCTTTCGATGAGTTGCTGTGCCCAAGCTGGAACTGTTTCTGTGCCCCCTGCTGGTTGTGTTGTGGTAACGGTTGCGCCGTTTGGCTGTCCGCCTGTTTCCGATGCGCCCCCGTTGATAGGCTTGCCATCTTTCAGCCCGTACTTTGTTTCGTAGTTCTGCGTGGCAGTCTGTGTGGCTTCGGTAGCTCGGCTGTCGCCGTAGCTTTCGATAACCTCGATGAACTCCTGTGTTACTCCCGCAATGGCGGTTGTAAGCTGTTCTTCCGTCGTTACAGTCTTGGCGAGTTTCTCGGCAATCCTGTTCAATACATTGGCGTTGCCCCCCACGAATTTGGCTTTCAACGCTGCTAAAATTTTTTCTTTCATATATCTGATACTTGTTAAACTAATCAGTAAACGGTACAAAGATATTAAATTATTTGCAAAGTGATTACAAAATAATCATTTATTTTTCATATTAAGCAGGAAATTGTATCATTAACAGCGATTTAGATGTAAATAACACAGAAAAACCCTTTAGTCGTTAAAATATTTTAAAAATTCACTGTTCGGTTAAAAATAATCGCAAAAAGTGGGTTATTATTAAAATACTTCACTTATATTTGCAATGTGATTATAATATAAACACTTTGATAATAAAAACAATAAATATATGAAAGATTACAGAACATTTAAAGAAATCAACTTAGACATCTGCACGATGCTTTGGAATGAAGTTGAAAACGAGCAATTCGATACAGCTATTGAAAGTTGCGATGAAAAGAAATTATCTGCCCTCTACGAGGTTGCGGAAGCGAGAGCAGAAGAAAAGGGTTACACGATAGAACTTTAAATAGAGTATGGAACAGTTGGAATACAGCACAAGATATATCAATCGTAATTACCGAATAAAGGTTGCGGGAATTGATAACGAGGGTTCTAAGATTAACCGCCTTGTTGGAGTGAGCGGAATGCTTACCTTGATAGGAGTTGAACTCGCTAACAAATTTCTTGACAGAGCCGAAAAGGGTATAGATGACAGCTGTGTATGCAAGCTGCGCAGAGGACTAAAGGTAACTTTTTATAACAAATAAAAAAATGGGAGTAGATATAATAGAGGGCGCATACCTCGCAGGCTTCGAGCCAAGCAATGAAGAATTAACCGCCGAGCAATTGTTAGCAGAGGCACAAGAATATTTAGTATTAAATCAATAATCAATCAAAAAAAAACAAAGTATTATGGCAACATTCATTTCAAAATCAGACTTCACTTTTCTTTTTAGCGGACATGGGCACTATAAGGTTACCTATACATCGCCCGTAACAGGCAAGGAATGGACAACGGTAATAGACGATATGTCTATCATCGATAAAACTAAAAACGAGGAGTTTCCAAAAAGGAAAGACCTTGAATTTCTAAAATATTTATGTAAAAAGAACTAACAAAAAAATAAGAAATTATGGAAACATCAATTAAGAGAGTACTCAATGGAGTAAAGGTCGAATTTTATCTTTTAAATGGTAGATATACCGTCCGAGTAAATGACAATGAAGCGGCGACTGAAAAATTACTTGCCGCCTGTAAACACAAATCGGTACGTGCCGACAAATTGCACTTCTACATTAGAGGCATTAAAGAGAAAATCGAAGCTGGCGTCCTAAATGGTGAAAATTGTAGCTTTGAAAATGTTCCTATCAACGAGAACCCTATAATACAGCTCGGAGAGCTTGTACAGAAGAAATACGGTGAGAATATGGGAACAGAAGTTATTAACAAGACGGGCGCAGACCATTGTCCACAAATAACGGTAAAAATAACATTACCTACAGGAGATTGCGAAATAGCGACTGCAGGCAATCAGAGAGAAGCAAAGAAAATTGCGGCTAAAAAGCTGTTAGAGAGAATAAAGTAAATACGTAGATGTGTAAACAACTTACACACGACAACGATATAGAACACGTGGGCTAAAGTTTTCGGAGTGCAACCACCTTTGAGAAATAGCCGTGGGGATATACCCCAAAATCTGAAAGCGGGGCGCAAAAAGGATGTGCTATCTGACCATACGGGCATTTTTTACTAAAGAAATATAATTATGAACACAGAGATAAAGACACTACCGAGCGGCTTGCAATATAGCCGTGATTTTAGCGAGTATGACGGTTGCGTGGTTATGCATAACGCAAAGACAATTGAGCGTTATAAAGAACTACAAAAAGAAAAAGAAAATATAGATAGTTGTAGCTATGACTGTTTCTTTGCTTTCAGTAACCAACAGTTCGCCGATGGACTAAAAAAGATACGTCCATTAAAGGAGGGAGAGAAACTCGTAAGCGTGGGGGCTGGTATGTATGGCACACGTGATGGTGTTGATAAATTCTTCGCTGCTTATGATGCTATAGATGAAAAGATAAAAAAAGAATGCGCCCCACAAGAGGTTTACTTCTATGAGTATAACAATCACGAAAGTATGATTTCTTGGGAGGGGGACTCCGAGCCTTTCAAGATAATAAGGCGGATATGGGGAAAAGAAATTGCTTCTAAAATAACAAGAATTCCGTAATATCATGAACTATAAAACAGGGTAAATGTTAAAAATAGTTTCTACACATAGAAACCCTTACCCCTTGAAGTTTCTATATAGAAAACTCGCAGGTGTTAGCATTTTTCACATAGAATAGCCGCCTGTTATCACGTAGTTTCTCAAAAAGATTAGAATTTGAAATGTTAATAAAATGTTAATAAAAATTAGTTTCTACATATGAAAACCCTTACCCCTTATGGTTAATCCTGTAAAAAACCCCAAAGGTAAGAGTTTTTAATTGAGAAATACGAGACAGCGCGCGCGTAAGAGTAGAGTAGAGTAGAGTAGAGAAAAGAATATACCTAACGGTATATGTCGGCGACAATGAATTTTCGCCCTGTGTATTGCTGGGCGACTTAACAAAAAAAAGAAATATGGCAAAAACAAAATTCAAAATCAGAACAAAGATAGTGTTCAGTGGACAGGTGGAAGTCGAGGCTTCTAACTTCCTAAACGCAGGAGTAATCGTAGAAAATGCTTTAACGGCGCAGCTTGGCGAAATATCGTCAAACAATCCCAATATCAAAGCGTGGGATTTTGACGGTATCGGATATGCATTTGAGGAGGGCGAAGTATGAGCAAGGCGGAATACATCTACCGAGTGGAGTTCAAAGTACCTCCTCTGCTCGGAGTAGATGAGCGGACGGAGTTCTATTTCCACAGCCTCGCCGCCATCTACGACACCTTTACAGCGAAGCAAATAGGCTGCAAGGTTACCCGTCTGTGGAACATCGGCGTATCTAATGGCATACCCTACAACGGACGGCGATGTAGAATAACAAAAGAACAGATTTTTCGCAAAAGGCGTTTTAAGCCCTAATAAGTTGTTAATAAACTTTCAACGATAACTTCACTAAAAACAAATTTAAAGCCCGCATACATAAGAAAACAGGCTAATTCGGGGTTTTAAGCGTTAAGGAGTGAAAAAAGAAAACTATTTTACCTCTTTTCTGATGAAAACAACTAATTTTGCAAAAAAAAAAGAATACAATGGGAAGTATAAATATCAAAAATTATGATTATTACAGAAAGCAGAGAGAACGTTATCTAAACGATGCCTTTATCAAGCGGTTTGCAGATATGACGGCTCGTATTTTAGAAAATAGCGTTCCATCTTACATAGTGGATAAAAAAAACGGAGAGATAACAACTGTTTACGACAAAGCAACTACTGATGCCTTGGAACGTATCGATAAAGAACGAAACGAATACATTAGAATTTATTACCCGGAATTAATATCCGAAAAATGAAATATTATAACGACATCGAAAATAAGCCGATTTTCAAAAGACGCAAAATAAAGCGTTTTAAGGCGTTAAAAATTTCAAGACAACAAAATATACGTAAAACAAATTTAAACGCAACACAGCGCAAGGGAATGGGTAAGTTTAGGGTTTATTTAGTTGGTGAGTGAAAATAAAAACGAAAATTTGTGATTTAAAAGAAAAACAATTAAATTTGCACAGTATGATTGAAAAAGCATTATATATAGCTCAAAAAGCCCATAACGGGCAAACAGATAAGGCGGGGAAGCCGTACATTCTTCACCCGATAAGAGTGGCGCAACGATGCTACACCGATACAGAACGCATCGTAGCTCTTTTACACGACGTGATAGAAGATACCGAGATTACATCAGATGATTTATATTGGGCGGGATTTTCTAAAACAATCATAGACGCCGTTCTATCTGTAACAAGGCGTAATAACGAAAGCTATTTTAAGTTCATAGAACGGTGCAGCCTTAACCCTATTGGGCGTATTGTGAAAATTCACGACCTTGAGGATAATATGGATATTACCCGCCTCGATAGCCTTACGGAAAGAGACGTAAAGCGACTAAACAAATATCTGAAAGCATATAAATATCTAACGAAATAAATGGCAAAACTAACAGAAATAGCAATAAGGGTAAAGCACGGCGAAACCATATACGTTATCGATGATTACGAAGAACGGGCTATGTGTTTTGCCCCCGAATTGGGGCAAAATGTGCTATCGAAGCGAAAAGGTAATGGTGTTGCTTACAAACGTCCGCTAACCGATAAGTTGATTATCGAATCTGTATTCAGTGGGAAAGAAGTTTCCAAAGAAGATTACGATAATTATTAATCTATGAAATGGCGGTAATACGCAACAGAAAGCCTAATTAATCTTTGGGCTTCTTCACTTTCTTTGTCAATAATACGATAACGTTCGTAATATTTATGTCCCAAACCTCCCTCTAATCCAGTTTCCTTTTTTATAGCGTTCCATACTGTTACGCCAATAATGGATTTTGCGATTTTGGGAGGCTCTTTAGCATAAATCATTTTCGGTGTATTTACTTGTATTTCTGCTATGACACCATTATCTCCCCTCATGTTGATAATATTCCCCGTGTAGCCTAATTCTGTATTTTGTGGCTTCCAACGCAAAAAGTCCTTATTACCACTAAGCTCTCGGATAATTGATTGAATATCATCTCTACTTGCGACAATAGTTGTTCTGACAACGTCCTTTAGTTTGGCGGGAGTGAAGTTGGGATCATCATTTCTCTCTGCAAACACCTTACGCCTTATGCTTTCAGAACTTTTGTAGTTAGGAGGGGTACATTTACATCCGTATTTAGACGCAACCTGTATTGCATTTCTCTGCATTCCTACTCCCACTTCACGTGCTCGTATTATAGCTATTTCGATTTGCCTGTCAAGCAATAGGTCGTTTCTAACGTATTTGGCATTATCTTCCAAAAAATAGGGAATACTCGAAGCGCGACTGAATTTTTCTTCATTGCTCAACACCCATTCCTTGAAAGCGTCGGGCACATCATCTACACGGTTCACGCTTTTTCCGTCCACAGGCTCGCCGTTGAGTATTTTTCGTGTGTCTTCGGCAATTTCTTCGGCTGTCTTTAGTATCGACGTTGCAAAGCATCGGCATAACGGATGCCAACCCTTAAAAACGAAATCTTTTGGGTAACGCCCCTGTAAATCATCGCAAATATCACGGAACGGCTTGCCGTTTAACGTGTGGTTATTCGATAGGTGTATTTCTATACCCACAACGAAATCCATTTGTTGCCAACGTAAATGGTCTGACGCACGGTAAGCCATATTCGTTTCAGTCGCCGTAAGCCGTCGGGCATTCTTGTAACTGCTCCTGTAAACGCCTTGTCCTGGGTGGTACGCTTTCGCTCGCTTTGATAACTGCAACTGCCCGTGTTCATCACGGACACGGCGGAATAGCTTATCGGGCTGTCGGAGGTATTGGCGTAAATCACGGCTCAAATCATCGGCAGACCGCCCGCTGCGTATGCTGATATCAAGACCCATTTCTATTTCTTCTTTGAATTGCTCCATATAACGCCATACTCTGTCGGATAGGTTCAGACCCGCCGTCTTGCGCTGCTGGAAAGCCTTACGTGCAGCATCGTTCGTACTGTAATATCGGCGGCGTTGCTCCACTGTCATTTTATCAGCTTTATTTCCAAACAATCGGTCGGCAAGTTCGTCATTCTTATTGTTGGCGAGCGTCCATTCCGTCTTGATGCCGTCGGTTATCAAGCCCTCTATGTTTGTTTTTAAGCCCGACATAAGGCGTTCTATCCTTTTACGGGTATTAGGGTAATCAGAGAAAGAAAAGGGCTTGTCGGGCTTTATATGCCCCACAGTGCCCTTTATGGATACAGCCTCACGGATAGCATCATTGTAAATGCTATCAAGGCGCAATTCGTATATCTTGATATTGCGCTTGTGCCGTATATCTGAAGGATTTGACGGACATTTTGCTTACAAACAAAAGTTAGGTATGCGCTTGTGCCGTATATCGTATTTATTAGATTTTCTCGCCATCTTTTTGTCGTAATTTGAAGTGTTCGCAGGCGGGGTCTTTCAAAAAGATACAGAACTTCCCTCCCTCTTGCTTGTAAGGGCAACGGCATAGTATCAGATGACCGTCTACCGCCTCACTGTGCCAATCGTAACTGTTGGCGCAATCTCGGCAGCGGTATTTAGACTTTTCTGTTACTTGCCGTACCCGTCTGTTATTTCGTATTGCCATATTATACCGTTAGGTTGAATGAGCTTTCTACTTTCTGTTGCCCTATCTCTGCAAGCGTCTTATCCACATCATCGCTGTGCCCGAACTCCTCTATACTCTCACGTTGCGACATAATAGGCTCGCCGCCGTTGGCACTCATAAGCATATCAACGGTTTCTTTAGTATCTGTGATAGAGAAAGGTGTTATCCGTGTCTCAATTTTCAAAGCATCAATATCTTTATGATACCTTTCGGGGAGGGCAACTTTTAAGAAAGCCTTTATAACGTTTATTTCACGATCGAAGCCCTCCAAAAGGCGTCCGCTCTCATCATTTACTTTCATTTGAGCGTCAATGAACAGCTGCTTGCGACTTTCGCCCGATAATGCCTGCTGGGACATCTTTTCATAGCTCCAATCGGGGAGCTGTAACTGAGTGAAGAACATTGAGCGTAATTCGCTGACATAGAATTTGAGGTTCTCAATAGCTTGATCCCAAGTAACATACTGTGCTTTTGAGTCTTTCGGATATTGCATAACACCTTTAAATTCTTCATCTTCGGATTTCTCATTGCCGTGTTCTATCTCTGCATCGGCGAAAACGATAAATATTGGTTTGGAGTTTTTGCGGAGGTAGTTGCCGTTGCGGGACAACGCCCATTCGATTTCGTAAACAGTTTTTGATGTGTCTTCCCAAATGGGGGTGGGGCGATACATATAGATGCATGGTATTTTGCCAACCCTCGTTATATCCTCATTCTCAACTTCTACCCATTCGCCGCCTGCATCGCTGTACTTGATATGCTTAGTGTCTGTGTAAGTGTCTAAGTATTGAACATTCTTCTTTCCTGTCTTGCGGGTATAACCAATCGACATCGCCACCATATCGCCGTACTCATCAAACATCGGGTACAAGTCATCTCCGAGCATAGGAGAGAAATTGCGGCAGCGGAACTTCAATGAGCTGTCAAATCCATAAGCGTTGTTCTTGTTCTCTACAGCATACCACAATGTCAATACCTCGCAGCCAGCGAACAGCATATTCAGACGCTCGATATTAACGCTATTGATACGGTTGCGGTCGAAGATAGCCTCTATATGTGAAGCAATCTCTTTCTGTTGGTCGTTCTCGGGGCGGTACACCCGCTTAACGGGTATGCCACAGCAAAGCTCCGTCATTCGCTTTGTCGCAAGCCTTTGCAAATCGCACGTTACACGGATAACTTCCTCTATACCTTCGTCGGACACCACATCGGGGTACTTCTGTTTGTTCATAACGGGGTGCTTCGTGGGGTCGAACTGTTGAACAAGTCCATCACGCCCCGCCCATTTAGGCACCTGTATTGTCTTTTCACGCAAGGCAGACACCTTTTGCGCTGCCGTCAATTCTGTAGAATTGATAATTTCTTCTATTGGCATATATCTATATTTTAAAGTTATACAAGTTTTGATAATCTTTTCAAATCTATTGTTCGGCGTGCTGAGCGGACAGGATAGAACGTGTTGGCAAGGGCGTCGAATTTATCGGGAGAACGCCCGAGACGCTTCTTTATATCTTCCTTTGGTTCTATGATTATCTTGCCGTCCGAACGGAAAAACCACCGTATCTCTGTCGCTTCCTCTGCAAGCTGGCTATCGGGCGGCAACATAGCCCCCGTTTCATTTTTCGGGTTGAGCCAATCACGGACGCACCAAAAGAGATAAGCTCGCATATTTACGAATTTATACTGACCCGTTATATCCGATAAATCACGGTCGAATCGTTTTGCCCCCTCGCTGTATTTACAGCTAATGATGTATTTCTTATCGTCTATTTCCAAACAACGGCTATAAACGCCCGCTCCCTCTCCTATGGTGTCTATGCTTACCAACATACGAGGGTGTCTGCGTCTACGTGCGGCAATATCTCCCGCCACCGCCATGTGGTCTGCCTGTCCGCCGCTGTTCCGTGATTGTAGCTCTGCCACCCATCTTCCTTTGCGTTCACAGAACACAGTGCTATCACGTCCCATACCTGCGACATCGACACCGAGCAAGCGCAATTCGTCTGATACGGGTTCTTTGCCCTGTGCCAACTTCCAACGCTCCTGTGCCGCTTCTATCCATTGCTGCGGTATAAGCACATCATCAGACACTTTCGGGAACTTGCCCAACACCTTTTTACGGAATAAATCTTCGGGACGATACCATTTGCCCTCAAACTCAAAATCATCGAACTCATCTGTTCGGTCTTCGGCGGCAATAGGCGTACACCATTCAGTAACTTTATCTACTACCCATTCGTAATCGACCTGTCCTGGAATAATGAGCCTGCGCTGCAACACGTTAGGGGCTGTCAAGCTGTTAAGACGGAACTTCGCCCACCTATCGCCACGCTGTGAACGTGCGGCATATCCTACAGGGGTGTTGGGGTTGAATACGAGCAATATTCGGCTGTCGCCTTGCAAGTTACCCTCAATCGCTGAAAAGGTGTCATCACCGATACCCGAAGCCTCCGTGATAACGAACATCGTGTGTACGGCGTGGAAACCCGACCAAGCCTCGTGATTATGTTCATCAGCCTTGAAACCCGTCAAAAACCATTCTTCGTTATTTGTACGTATGTCGTAAGCATTCAAACGTCCAGGAAGCACAATGCCCCGTTGCTTTGCCCTGTTGTAAAGGCGCGACACTTCGGGTATCATAATATTTTTTACCTGTCGGTCTGTGGGGGCGGTTAGGGCTACTTTCGTATTTTCTACGAGTTCTTTGCGTGTATTCCAACGAGGGGTAAGGTACAGAAAAGAAACGGCTGCACAAGCAGCTACGAAATCCTTACCCCGTGCCGTACCCGACGCAACGCTTGTGCGGGGGTTGAACTGTACAGAGGAAAGGATATCTTGTTGTTCGCGGTCAAGAGTTACGCCGAGAGCATCACGGACAAATCTATTCCAATCTGCCCGCCAGCTATTCAATAGCGCAACACCTTTCCGCTGCATAATTTCATCATTTCGTGTCATACAATCTTACTTGTGCCTTATTTGCTTTCTGTGGAGTTTACTAATCAAAGTGGCTCACTTAAGAAAAATAGATAATGGGCTAAATCACGGCTTTAAACCCGCCTCTTGTTCCGCATCGTCTATCATTCCGCTTTCCATAAGGAACGCAGAGAAAGACATTCCGCCTTGTATATCTCGCTTCTCGGGTGCGTATAAGCCGAGCAACTTACGCCGCTCCATCAATTGTTGGCGTATCTCTGCGATATAGGCGGGGTTGCCAAGACCGATAACCTCTTGCGTCTTTTCCTCAACGCTGAAAGTTCGTATGCCTCCCTCTCCTCCGTTGTTTTCGGAATTATGGGTAGGTGCTCCCTTGCGCTTGCGTTGCGTCTTAGTGTGATCTTCTTTTGATTTCTCCCACTGCTCCCACAACTCCCGCACAGTATCATCTATTCGGGTAAGTTCGAGTTGCAATGCGTCGTCCATGTCTTCCAAGCGGCTATCACGCCATTCTTTCAGAAGCGTTTGCACATCTCTATGAACCGTCTGCGTGGAATAGGTCGCTAAATCAAGGCGACGCATAACTTCCGCACGTATGGCACGAATACTATATCCACGCTTGTATAGCTGCGATACAATCTCAAGGCGTGCCAATTTGCATTGATTTTGTTTCTTATGTTGCGCTTTACTCATATCATTATAATTCTTTGGAACATCGCCCGCACAAGTGAGTTCAAAGGAGCGTTATCATTATATTCTGTTGCCGAATCATTGTTATTGTACTCGGGTACGAAATGAATATGTGGAAATGCCATCTTAAGGCATATCACGCTTTCCCCACTACCTGTCGGTATGATGTATTCTGTATCTTGCTCAAGTTTTAGTTCTTTTTTCAACCGTTCCGCAATATCCTCCATAAGGTCGGCAGGTAAATGTCCGCTCGTTGCATCGAATGCCTGCGGGAAACGCTGCCTTATCTCCTCCATTGTAAACCATCTATTTGCCATAAGGTCTCCATGCGGTGAAATATCAAGCAACGGCACGCCAGCTTCTCTTAAATAAAGGCTTGCGTTTCCACAAGAAAAGCATACGGCGTAAGCTATGTTGCAGCGTTTCATATACGCCCACACAACCTCCGCACGTATACGCTTCTCGGTCTTATATATATCAATCCTCTGATGCTTCATCGGCTGAGAACTCATTGTCAAAGAAGTTGTTATCTTCTTCGCTATATTCAAGGCGAGGGTATTTATCCTTTATCTTCTTCAAATCACCTTTATAGAAAACGAGGATATTTTGATGCATCTTCGCTACCTTGCGGAAATCCATATATTTGGAAGCACGCAGGGCTGTACTCGCCCCCGTTTCTACCATAATGATTTCATTGTAATAAGTTAAGCCCAAACGCATAAAGGTGGATATATTATCACCTACGAAGTTTCGGTAAGCTCCTGTACTTTTATTTCGTATTTCTCCGATTTTTACAACGATGAAAGCTCCATCGGCAAGCATATCTACACACTGCCTAAAGATGTTTTCATACTGCGCCATAAACTCCTCGTATGTTCCGAGTGCCGACATATCCTCTTTGCTGTACACTTCCAAATCATAGTAAGGAGGCGAAGTAAAGCAAAGATCGAAGCCACGTTCCTCTATAACATCTGAAATCTTATTGCTATCGCCACATACGTATTTTACCGTTGGGTATTCTTGAGTTGCATCACTATTGAGCTGTACTTGGTCGGGGCGTATCTCGCAAGCTCTGTATGTTAATCCGAGTGCGCCTGCCACAACTCCTTTTGTAGGCTCTCCACCGAACGGATCAATAATACTTCCGCCCTGCGGGCAGAACCAACGCATAACTATCTCCGCCAATACTGGGTCGAATAGCGATGTACCTTGCGTTAATACGTTGCTTTCATATTGTGCCTTGACATCTTCGGGTACATATTTATCGAGGTATTCTTTAAAAGAAACACCCAGTTCTTCACGGTGTTTACGTGTCTTGTGATATAGCTCTTTGTATTTTATTTCGGGAGCTTTAATAAGCGTGTCCTCTCGGCTTCCTCCAATATCAACATTTGACACTTTGCTTCGCCACATCTTCTTGCGACGCTGCCAATAGCCCTTGCGGGTATCGAGTATTGAGAACGGAGGCACTACGAATCTATCCTGCAAAGAACCTTTAGCAGAATCATCACTTGAATCCGATGCGCTATCTTCTTTGTCGCCTTGTTCTTCCCACCCATTAGGCTGCCAAACGTCCACTCCCCAATAATCGAGTTCCTCGCTATCCCATTCGTTAGCAAGTGCGTCCATATCCCAATCTCCGAAGCCTACATTATCCTTGATGATAAATTCGCGGCGTTCCGCTTCCGAGAGTTCCGAAGCCTTGATAACAGGGGCAGTCGGGTTGCTTTTCCAACTATCCCAAAAAGCAATTAATTTCTGTTGCTCTGCTTCCGTTTTCTTTTGGTAATCACGGAGAGAAGATAGCCTTTCCGCTACCTCTTCTGCTGACATGCTCTCAATAGCAGACAACGCCCTATAGCGCATATTGCCGCCTAAAGCAACAAAGGTATCGTCCACAACAATAGGGCGCAGTTCCAACATCTTCGGAAGTACGAGTATGCTGCCAATCAATTTATCGAACTTTTCATCTGTTATGGTGCGGGGGTTCGCCCCGTTTACTGACACTTGTGTCAATTTGACTAATTCTGTATTCATACGAAATATTTTTTTATTGCTTGTGCGTTTAACTTATTTATAGAAGCAACTTTGTATATCTGTTGATGATAACAAGGATGCAGACTATCCTTTTCTACAGCAAGACCTTTCTGTCCTCTTGTTGCTCCAAAATTGGCATATACAACATTAGGCGCATTTTTGGAAGCTATTTGACAATCGAGTATATGCATCGGTCTATTTACATCTTTGAGGGGGCTATTATAATTCCTAACCCTTTTTACCACCGTCCAATGCTTACTGCTTATTCGCTCTATTATTCCGAAAACCTCAATTCTTTCACGAGAATAGATACTATGAATAATAACTTTGTTGTTACGAATTTTTCGCATGTTATTCCACTGCGGGGACTGTACACCTTCAATGCCTCTTTTTTTGTTGCGTTCGTCCCACGCTTTCACCATTCTTGTAATATCATCATTTGCACCGAAAGAATGTCTATACCCTTCTAATTTCTGTATTTTTCGGAGCCAAAATCGGAAAGTGCGAAATTCACTGCCTTTTAGCTCTGATATATGAGATGCATTATACACGTACTCGCAGTTTCCTTTGATAGGCTCGCATATTTTCATAGGGAGTTTATAACGCTTAATATCATCATAGCATACTTTCAACGTAACACCATAGCGACGTGCTTCCTGCATTATTGCTACTTCTTCTTGTTTGCTCCCATCGAGGTTGATAGGTGCAATATGAAGCATTATAGAATAATTTCCCAATATCGCACTGCGTTTGAATATAGCCAGCGTCTTACTTCCGTTACGTTGAAAAATTTTGTAAAAGAAGCCTCCTGCGCCTATCATCTGCGTTATGCTCTGATAATATACAGGATAGACGTAATGGCGTTCTCTTTCTTCGTAAAATGGCTCGAAGATATCGAAGCAGCTTTCGTCTACACGCTTAACACCAAAAAAGAAATCGTCCAACTTTGCCATAAACTATTCCTCCCATGCTTTATCCTGTTGATACTCCCCGAACAACCCCCAGCGGCACATAGATGCGTATATAGGAGTGTCGAGCTTAAATTCACGGCGCAACTTCGCAGGGTCTATAACCAAAACATCTTCTTCGAGAACATTCCCCACAGCGTCAAGTACGCACATATCTACCTCCTGTCTGCCTATGCAACAGGCGAGGCGCACAAAGGTGTCGCAGCCGTGTTTTACAGCGTATTTCTTAGCAAGTCTGCGTGCCAATAGATTAAGCGTAAGGTCAGCCTTGCTACCGTCTTTCGTCCATGGCGAGCCTCCACCTATAACGCAATTACCTCCGTAGAAGTCCACAGCAAGTTTACGCCCTGTTGTTCCGCAATCGGCGATAGTGGAATGCTGCATATAACGCCCTGTGCCGTTCACAATCAGTTCGTAGTCGCCATCTATCGTTGCCCAAACAATGCCTTTGACCGTGTCGATATTTGCCTCGTGTAACAAAGGTATGGCGACGATAACCTTTTTCATGGCGTTGTCTTCGGTAACTACCTGCGTCTTGATGTCAAGCCCACCGACACCGCTCTCAAACAGTACCTTGCACAGTCGCTTGGCTATGGTGTGGTCGTATGGCATACCGCAGTTTTCGGGGTCGTTTGTCGCCATACCAAAGAATATACCTTGATCTCCCCAGCCTGTCAGTCCCTGCGCTATATCGGGGGACTGCTGGCTTATATTCACGGTTACGGAAAGGTTTTCGCCGCATATTGTGTTTTTACGTCCCCAAAACTCTTGATAGGCTTTCGTATAGCCTATTTGACACACCGCCTGCCGCACAAATACGGTTATCATATTTTCACTGAAATAGGCGTTTGAGGTAATCTCGCCACCGAGTACAACCTTGTTACCCTTTATTTGTACTTCCACGGCGTACCGTGTCATAGGGTCTTGCTCTATGTATCTATCCAATAGGTACTGCGATATATAATCTGCTATCTTGTCGGGATGTCCGAGTGATACGTACTCTGAAAATTTTATCATATTATTGTTATTGTTGTTATTTACTGCAAAAATAGCAAAAATGTTTATATTATAATCACTTTTGAGCTAAAAAAGGGGTATTTATAGCCATTTTTAGCAATTTTACCGTTGCGGTGCAATACAATTCTGTGGGAGTCGTTCGGAATACACGCCACCCCATTAATGTTGCTTGATTGTATTTTTCTATATCACCGAGAAAGCCCTGCGGGCGTGTATGCCTGCCCTGCGTCCATACTCCGCCCTCCACTTCGAGGGCTATCTTGTGTTCGGGTATTGCGTAGTCAAACCGCCACCGCCTTTCGGGGTGAAACTTGTATTCCTTTACGCACTCAACCCCTAAATCGGTCTTGCAAATAACAGTGAAAACGTCCCTTATTTGCGTCTTTTTTGCCGCCTGTCGGCTTTTCTTTGCTGTCTTAATAGTCTGTTTATCCATTCTTTTTAAGCGGTTGTGCGGGCTTGAAAACACACGGAACAACAAATCGGGAGCAGAAAACGCCCCCGATAAGTATGCTGGCGGTGTGTCCCTTGCCTGCTTGTTAGTATTTTAGTAAGGCAGGTCATCTTCGCCAGGAGGGAATGCGTCCTCTCCGAGTGTCCCATTTACAGGCATCGTTGCTTGCTTCGCCTCTACTGCGTGTAATCCGCCGAGTATAGGTATTGCGTTGCGTTCGTCCTCTGACATCGCCTCCCTCTGTTCTTTGGGTAAGTTCACCTTGATGCAGTGGGTATCGATGTACTTCGGTTCTTGCATCTCGATAGCCGTCATATTCAGATAACAGCCCTTTTCGCCGAGATAGATGCCGTCGCAGTCATCGACGGGGATAATAATACAGCGTTTAGTTGCTGTCTTCCCTTGTAAATTTTTCATAAATGCCCCTTTCAATTTCAAGAGGTCGATTTTGATACCATAATTTGCCATAATAACTTGTTTTTTAAATGTTTGAAGTATTCGTGTTCACGTATTCGTGTTCCGTTGTTATCTTTTTAACTTCCTTGTTTTCAAATACTTAATAAAAACATAGGGTTTCCGATACTTATCTATTATATACCCAAAATTGTCTTGGTTGTCGTATGCTTCCCTTTCAAAAGATATGTTGCGGTAGGCTTTCTTTGCATTCCTGTACATTGCAAACCTTATCAGCCACTCGATACCGTATAGCAGATAGAACGGCACATATAGCAGTTCTTTCATCTGTGCGGTGTGTATCATTTCGTGGTTGAGCATCTTGTCCCAATCGTGCAAGGTGATGTCATGTTGCGGTAGTATTTCTTTCCGTATGAACACCACTCCGAAGAGATTTATCGCTGTGAACCCTTTACAGGGGATAATGCGATTTCTTATTATCTTCATTTCTCACTTTCTCTTTTTTCGTTTTCTTTTACTTGCGTGTGGCGTTGAGCCTGCACGCGATTTACTCTTTTTGTTGTATAGATAACTACAATCAATCATTTCCGCATGATTTAAATGCACAGGAATGATATATTCTCTTCTTAATTCGTCCATACATTAATCTACTAATTCAAAACTATACGCAACCACGAATGGGTTGTTCTCCCACGTATCATATCCGCATATTTTATCAATAAGTATTGAGAAAGTATTCTTTGGAGAATTTGTTCCGTAATAATCCTTTTCGCCATACCTATCAAGGTATTCATAGTAATAATCCTCACGTGTTAGTGAGTTCCCAAAGTTCATATTTACATATCTGAACTTTATCCCTTCGCATAAGCAGTCGTTATCTGATATATCCTGTAGTCGCTCCACCTTAATATCGGTTATCTTGATATGGTGGGGCATCAAATCAGCACGAACGAACATTTTATTGGTGTTCCCTGCGACATCGTGTCCGAATTTATCAAATTGAGGGTTTCCTATATCAAGATAAGATTGCGCAATTGCCACAACTTCGCCAATCTTATATGGCAGGTGTTTTGCTGTTTCCTCCCAATTACCAAGCGGTACATTATCTTTCAGCAACCGCCTTGTCATTGTCTTTGTTCTATTCAGCACCGCCTGCGTGAGGAGGTACGTGTCGTTAAACATTATCTTCTTCATACTACTTGTTTTCTTCTAAATGTAAAATAAATTCGTCTAATTCATTTCTCAAGAGTTTCATTTTCTCTATGAAATCTTCTATTGTATCATCTTCCGTTTTATGCAAGCGAACTGCCCAATTGCAATCGGAAATCTGCAAGAAAGGACTTCTGATAACTTCACCATGCCACGTGATATTTCCGTCAAAGCACACAACGTTGCCTGTTGATGGAGAAGTATCTCTATTAAGCCATGTTCTTTTATTGTATTCTTTCATTCCTTACCTCCTTTCAGCTCTTTGATTAGCGCATCAGCACGCATTACTGCGATACTTATTTTTGTTTCCAATGATTCGGGATAATTAGCGGGTATATTAGCGGGTATATTAGCCAATACGTCTTTTGCTATTTCGTAGCGTCGTTGTTCCCAATCAATGGTTTTTTTCTTCTTCACAAATGCTAAAAATTTATGTAATTCTGCTGTAATTTCTTCTCTGTTCATAATTTTGATTGTTTATTTTCTTTATACAAATAAATTCTTTTGTACCCTCCTCAACACCTTTGCTTCGGCGTCCTTGCAAAATTGCTTATTAACTTCAAATCCGTAAGCCTTTCGGTTGAGGTTGGCGGCGGCAAGTAAAGTTGTACCGCTGCCCGCACACGGGTCTATCACCACGTCGCCTTTGTCCGTGAATATCTCGATTAACCTTTCGAGCAGCGGGACGCTTTTCTGTGTCGGGTGTACTCTCGGCGTGTCCGTATCCCGAGGGTATTCCATACAGTTGAATACCATTTGCCCGTCATTGTTGAATTTCGGCAATTTATCACGATAAAGCAACACGCCGTATTCGCAGTTGCCTACAATTTTCATATTCGCTTTCAATACCTGTGGCGAATAGTTCTTACGAAATACGAGGTTGATGTATTTATTCAGTCCATATTTCCGACCAAGCTCTATGAATTGAAACTGCTGCTCAAATTCGCAGAACATTATCATACAGGGGGCTTTCCCCGTGCCTTTCGGCTCTTTTATCAGCATCTTAGAACAAAAGTGCATAAATTCGGCAGGTCTGAATTCATTCTCCGATGCGAAGAACTTTTTGCCCGCCTTTGCGCTCTCGCCGTTCTTGTTATCGCCACCCTTATACCACGTAGGGTTGCTTGCATAGGCGTTATTGCCGAGATTGTAAGGCACGTCCGTTAATATCAGCTGCGCCTTTGGTATCTGATAGCCTTTGTAATTTTGGAAGCTATCGTTGTAAAGCTCTATATCTTTCATTGCTTGTATTTTTATATGTTAAAAAGGACATTCCTCTTCGGGTATCTTGGTAAAATCGAATGCTGCTGCCTCGTCAGCCTCCTGTTGCCTCCGTCGTATCTCCTCTTGTAAGTGATTTTCGTTATCCCACGCTGGCTCTATGCCGTTCGTGAAAGGCGTATATCTTCCGTTGTTGAGATTGTATTTAAAGAGAGCCGTGCCGCATTGTCCGAGGTGTCGGAATTTCACCTTTTGAATATTTACCTCTACGGTATTTTCTAATCTGTTGCGGTGTACGACGATGCCGAAATCCGCTTTGTTGAAGAAATTCGCCGATCCGCTAATATCGTATAGCGTTGGAGCTTCCACTACTCCGTCTTTGTTCTTAGGTTGCTTCGTAGGGTGTGCCATTAGTATTATCAATAAGTCATTGCGCTGTGCGAAGTTCGTTAATTTATCGAGCAATTCGCTGATATACTGCGTTTCGTTGCGTGTCCCCTGTTCGCTTTCAAGCCTGTTGTATGGGTCGATAACAAGGGCTTTAATACCACGTCGGCGGACAAGATATTTCGCCTTTTCGAGAATGTTATCCACTCGGTAATTATCCGTCGGGGCTATGAAGTAGAAATTTTGCTCTATGTGCTCTTTTACCAGCTTGTATTCGGGATATGATATTGTCTGTCGGCTAAAGCGTTTGCCAGTGAATTTCTCTATCAGCTTTGAGGCGTGATAGGAGAGGGGAGCATTCTCGGGACTGAAATAGGCAAATCGCCAACCGTAACGCATATTCAGTCGCTCGGCTATTTCATCGATGAATTCACTTTTGCCACTTCCAGGAATACCCGTAACGACACACAGACGTTTCGTTTCAAATGAGCAAAGGCGATCGAAATTGTCGTGTCCTATTGTAACACCTTTTTGCCAACCATTCTCAAATAGCGCGTCAAGCGACTGCTCGAAATCCTGTACGGTGAATACGCCGTCTATCTTTATCTCGGGGGCGTTGGCGATGCATTGTAACAGGCTTTCCTTTCCAAATTTCATAAGGTGTTCGTTGGCATCTTTACACCCCTCCCCGTATTCCAATACTCGGCAGCGTTCTACACCGAAGCGGCGCAACAGCTCATCACGTAATAAGACCCCTTTGGTGTCTGTGTCCGATGCGATGTATATCGTTTCCTTATCCTCGAAATATTCCTCTATGTAGTCATCGAGATAATCAAGGTTGGCATTCGCTCCGTTAGGTACGCTTACTACGTCTGTTCGTCCGCATTCGTAAAACGTTAAGGCGTCCATTTCGCCCTCGCAAATGATGCATTCTTTTTGTCCTTTGATAGCGTCAATGTTGTACGGTAGAAGCTCTGCGCCACTAACCAATTTGAAGCATTTATCACCTGTGCGGAATTTCGTGTTTACGAGTTCCCCGTTGTGGTAGTAATTGAATTGAATAGTATTAGCCTGCCCGTTCTTTTGCGGCATCCACTCGCTACCCTCCGTTACTTTCAATGCAAGCAACGTTTCTTCACTTATCCCCCTGCCTTTGAACCACGCTTTCGCCTTATCTGAAATCGGGGTTATGGGGCGGGGTTGAGGTTTCTTATATGCAGGCTTTTGCCTCATCTTCGTGCGTTGATACCATGGTTGTTGCTCCATCCATCGCCGCTTGCCTTCGGGTGAGGGGTCGTAGGTGCTTTCTGATAGCGTACCGCCCCAACCGCAATAATGGCAATTCCAAAGCCCCTTATCCAAATCAATAGATAAGCTCTTGTCCCGCTTATCGTGTCGTTGGTTATGGCATTTAGGGCAAAAGGTTTTCACCTTTCCGCCCCTCTTTCCGTGAGGTATATTTATACCGAAATCACTGTAATCTTTCATTCTGTTATATCTTGTTAGCCGTTAAGGCTTTGAATTTGGTTGTTTCCTCGTGCTGTGTGGGCTTGAAATCGTTTTTGCGTATCTTTTACTGTAAGAAAGATTTTCGCATATCATACGGCTTTATTTCGATTAAATAATTATCCAGCTACTACTTGCCGCGTCCCAACTGTGCCGCTCCGATGGTCGGGCGGGTGCGTTGTCGGGTATTGTTGCCTTACCCGTGCCGTATGTGCGTCGCCCCGTGTTGTTGTCTATGTATTCGCCAACGCCGAGCGTTATACCTGCTTTAGTGCGCTGTTGATGTTGCGAGCCTTTCGCACCTCTGTTGTTATCGTAGTTGCCCTCTACGACCTTTACCCAATTCTTCGGGTTATCAAATATCCAATCAAAGGTTGCCGTCCACCCCGTGCCATTGTTTCCCCGTAGGAAATCGGAGGATATAACACGCTCGAATAGCTCTTTACTGTGCGTCAGCCATTCTTCTTTGCTTTTACCGCCGAACTCGATAAGGCGGCATTTTATTTTCTGTCGCCTACTTTCACTAAGTGCCTTCACACGGGGTAAATATTCTCCGCAAGTGGAATTCCACAGGGCGACAATATCCTGATAAGGATATGATATTTTCTCTTCTTTTCTTTTCTCTTCTCTACTCTTCTCTTCTATGGCGTTTTCTTTATGTAGAAACTCCTTACCTGTTGGCGTTTCTTTTATAGAAACCTTTACCCCTTGCTTCCCGTTATTAGGCAAAGTCGGACGTGTGGGGGCTTCAACACGGCGCATCTTGTAGACGTTTGAAATGTTATCAACGAATTTCTGACACCAAATGATTTGCCCGCCCTCCCACAGCTCTTTGTCTATCTTTCCGAGCGACAATAGGGTATTTATTATTTCCCTTGCCGTATCTTCATTACAGCAAGTTTTGGCAAGGAGATAAGCCCAGTTGTTGGGTATCGAACAATCATAGAAATGCCCCTCTGCATCGCCGAGCAATTCAAGCAACTTAAACCAAAAGGCGTACCCGTCATTTCCATACTTGCTTTCAAGTATGAAAACAGTTCTTCCGCTCTTTACAAAGTGCGGATAGTAGTCGACATTTTCTTTTGTAGGTCTTCCCATAGTATGCTATACCTTTACATTGTTGCTATTATTGATTTTCGGAGCTTTTCATTGCGTGGGTTCCAATCGAAAGCACGCACCATCCACTGCCTGTAATTAAGAGGAATTTCAGCTATCTTTGTTCCTTTGTATTTCCCGAAAGGCATTATCTCGATAGGGGCGTTCGCTTTAGCATCAAGCGTCTGCGTATCTTTTCGGGTGTACTTCCCTATGTCGTGAATAGGTATTCCCGAAAGCAGCCTCCCGCCTGTGCCGAACATTCGCCATAGCTTTCCATGCTCAAATGTTATATCCTCAACTCTTCCGAACCGAACAACGTTGCCCCCGAAATCACATATTAGGCAATCTTTCTTATCGGGGTCTATACGTGTGCCACGTCCTATTATCTGATAATACAGGGCGATTGACGCTGTGGAAATACCTAATACAATGCAATCTATGCCTGTATAATCGAACCCCGTTGAAAGTACCCTAACATTGAATATTACACGTACTTCTCCTGCCTTGAAACGTTCTATGGTATCAGCTCTCTGCCGCTTATCCATATCGCCATATATTACTGCCGAATTGGGGTATCGTTCCGATAGCTCTATCGCATCTTGCACAGAGGGAACGAAAGCTAATATATGCTGTCTGTCTGTATGCCTATCAAGAGCATCGATAATAGCCTGCGTGCCGCCATTGGCATCATAGGCGAGCTTTACGCTATCTTCGGTATATTCTGACTTGCTTGTATTAAATACAAGTTTGCTGTCATCAAAGCCCGCAGCCTCGTATTTAAGCGGCGACCAATACCCAAGCTGCACCATTTCTTGCACCTGTCCAACGTGGATAATCTCTTTATAGAAATTGCCCTTTTTGCTCCGTGATGTAAGCATTACGAGCTTTGAAAACGTGTTGCCGTTCAAATCTCTATTCGTCTGCAATTTTACAGGCGTTGCCGTAATGCCGAGCACGTGCGTTATCCCGCTATCCTTTAAAAAAGAGCCAAGCATGCTATCCGCTTCACGTGGGTATAGGTGCGCCTCATCTATCAATATCTTTGTAAAGCCTAATTCCTTGAATTTTGCCCCTATCGACTTTATCGAGCCGATGGTGGCATAGGTTACCTGCGCTATCTCCTTTCGACCGAATGATGCGCTGTAAATGCCTACGTTTGCAAAGCCGTTGCAAAGATGCATATACTTTTTGTAGTTCTGCTCGAGTAGCTCCTTTGAGGGTTGCAGAACTATCAGCCTATCATTCGTATGTTTGGCAACGAAAGCCGTCAAGATAGATTTTCCCCAAGCTGTCGGCAATACTATCAAGCTCGGCTTCGGCTTCGGCTCTTTAAAGAACGATATAGCTTTATCTATCGGCTCTTGTTGGTTATCTCTTAGCGTTATCATCTTTTATTTATTGAAAACTCCGAACCGTAGGGATAACCACGCACAACAGAGCGTTGGAAGCCTTTCGGTGTTTCCTCCCGTATTCGGAGCGCATCATACTAATTTACTATGGTAGAACTTTCTGCTGTTTCGATATCTTTTATTCAAGCTGCTTTATCAATTTTCGAGACAGACGCTTGACATTGTAATTCTTAGTGTTGTTGTCATTAAGGCATTCGCAAAGAATTTTCAAATATCGTATTATCTGCTCGCATTGAGAATTGCTTATTGTTACCATACCTCGTTGTTATTTCAACAGGAAACGTCTTGCCCCCTGTGTCTGTACCGTGTATTCTTTGGCAAGGTCGGGGTGTGCCGCCGTGAAAGCCTTAGCGTCGAACTTGTTGCTCGGCTTTGGAGCTTTCCACGTTGCAAGTGTCTGCCCCTCATAACTGATAGCCTCTGCATCACCGAAGCCGAGCTTTATCTTTTCCTCTAAAGCGGCTTTCTTTTCCTCAATGGCGGATAACTCATCTTTAACGGCTTTCAAGTCTTGGTAAGCGGCGAAAATCTCATCGTTCACCTCAATAATCTTTCCGTCTATATGGCGGTCGTATTTCAATAGTATATCCTGCACGTTAGCTGCGGTAGGTTCTTGTTTGCCCTGAATATTATCTATCCAAAACTTATCGACTTCCTCTACTATCCAAGCATAGAAGTCGGGCACAAATGCGAGGTATTTATATCCAAAACTCCTGCCTTGTGTAAGCCAAGCCAACGAACCTTGCTGGTAGCCTGCTACGCCCAATTGATATTGCACTTGACAGAACCAATGTTTAGGAATGTCGTCCTCGTCAATGGTCTTCTGTGTTGTCTTACATTCCAAAATACCTTTGTTATCTCCATTGTGCGGCATATCAGCCAACCAATATGTGCGGTCGGGGCTTACTTGCAAATACTTCTTTTCGTTATCTTGTATTAGCCAATCTCCTGCCGATGACTTGATAACCTCGTTACCTGTCTCATCTTGCCAAAGGAGGCTTACCGCATCTTCGAGGTAGTGCCCCGCTTTCATAGCGAAGTTTTCCTGCTTAGGTGCGTCAAGTCCCAACTTGCGCCTCCACAACTGATAAGGAGTTTCCCAAGGGTTCAACCCTATGATAGTCGCTACCTCGCTGCTCCCGATACCGCTTTCACGATATTTGAGCCATTCTGTTCTGTCTTTTGGTCTTATAATAGTATTACTCATTACTCGTCCTCCTTTCTAAATATGAAATTCATTGCATCGCCGAAAATTGATAATTGTACAGCTTTGGTTATTAGCGTTGGAATTTTTTCGTATTCTTCATTGCTAAAAACCTCAGCAATACCACATACGATATTCTTATCGCTACCTAAAAGAGATACCCATATTGTGGGATCTTCTTTTTCAAGCTGCTCGGTAGCGATGCATAAGACACTCCTGTTGTCTTTATCTTGCTTATACCAATATTGAACTTTTTCTTTAATATCTTTTAGTTCTGCGGAAACTCCAGCTTCTTCTGAACTATCTTTCTCCTCGGTATCATTGTTCTTGAAAAAGTCTTTTCCGAATGCTTTGTTGAACTCGTTAATAACTTGTTCTTTTGACACAGCAGGATAATTCGTTAGTGTTTCGTATAATGCCTGCAATATTTCTTTATTTATTTCCATAATTGTTGTTATTTTCCCGTTGTTATTGATGTTCCTTTACCTTGTGTTTTCTTTTCTTGAGGTTGAGTGCCGTCTTTGATTTCCCCTGTTTCGGGGTCTACACCTGCGGGAGCAGCCTCAACAGGGGCAGGGGCTTGTTCTCCTGTTGCCTGTGCAATCGCAGCGGCAGCCTTGTCCTGTGCCGTCTTTGCAGCTTTTTCGCCAGCAGCTTGTTTCTTAGCTTCAACGGCGGGGCGTATGAACGTTTCCTGTACCGTTGTTGTACCCTCCTTTATAGCGTTGGCAGTGGCACGGAGTTCAAATACCTTTTCCTTGTCGATTTCCTCTATCTTTGTTATGTTGAGGTAATCAAAAAGATGTTGTTCCGTAACACCGAGATTACCGAAATACTCGATGATAGCCTTGCGCCTCTTTTCAAGGTCTATGTCCTGCCCGAGTGCAACTTTCTTAACATCATTTATGATACGCCTCGTTACCGCTTTTGGAATTACCGTTAATACAGCGTTGCGGAAAGCAATTGAAGCGGCAGCATTGCCCGTTACTACTTGCATATCCTGTGAAAAAGGATACCCATTCTTTGTTAGAATACTGCGCTTTACTTCCTTGCTTACGGCGAAGTTCGTTTCAAGGTCGTGGCATATAGCCTGTGCCGTTATCATTCGCCCATCATTACCGATGATGCGTGTCTGTACTCGGATATTACCCCACGAACCCGCAATAATCTCCGCCATACGAACCGATAAGCCCTCTATGAGAGAGTCGTTGCCTTTAGCGTCCTTTCGCTTGAGTTGATAGAAACAATCCTCTGCTGTTTCCCTATCCATCGTGGCATACGTCGCAATCTTGTTCAATACGACGTTAATGTCTCTTGGATACTGTTTTGCGGTGGCTATTTGAACGTCCACCTCAGCACGGTTGATAGCTTGAAGCATATCAGCCTGCTTTACTTCGATGATTTCATTATCCATTGTTTTGATATTTATTTTTGCCCTCTATCAGCTTCGGGCATTGCTTATTATCTGTGTATTGCTACGTAAGTTGCCGCTTGGCTTGATATATCAGAGGCGGTATCTACTCGCTCCGCAAGCAGCCATTCTGTAAGCTCTTTTTTATTGAAATACAACTTGCGGCATTTTTTATAGTGCGGTATTTGTCGCTCACTTGTAAGGCGGTAAATATGCCCCTTGCTAAGCCCTGTAAACATCACAGCCTCATCGAGGTCTAATACTTCCTTTGCGCCTATCATTGTAAGGCGTTCCATTCTATCCAGCTTGGCATTCATTTCTTGTAGTGCCTGCTCACTCATTGTCAT